GCCGTGCCCTGCCTGTTAAGTGTGTTCTGGCGGTTATATACAAGACGGTATCTGATTTTATCCATTTTTCCGCAAAGATGCATCCTCTGTTCCAAGCTGCAAAATTTAGCCAATAAAAAATACACCCCCACTTTCGCAAGTAAAGATGTATAATATCTATAAAAAAATGGTCTGTGAAAAAAAACATTTGTAAAAAAGATGCCATTATTCATCACGAACGATAGCATCTAGATATTTTTATCAGTAAACTCTTTTAGTGATTTAGAATAATGTTTAATTCAATATAGATGCTACAAATATATAAATTTTGTTTTGCCCGAATTATTATGTAGTTGACGTACGGTATCAAAAAGGCAGGATTCGCCAATCCTGCCCAATTCCATACACAAATCTTTTTATTAATTAAAATACCTCACGGCATTCAAAAATTAATAAATGAAAAAACATTATTAATTGTCATAGCAAAGCTATAACAAATATTTAAAAAAGAATCATTATATGAAAAAAAGAACAGAATAAACGATATATAGACCAATAAACATTTAAAATAATATTGTAATACAAAAGTCATTGATACAAATCCTTCTGGGAGAACTTTTGCCACTTTCGACAAATACTAATAAGGGATTAACAAGGAGAACAGCATATTTTGATTTAATTCAAGGCAAATTATACAAGATAGCATATAAAGAGGAACTATATGTATATAAACCTGTAATATGCTTACTATATGTGCTAAGAAATGGAATATCGTCTTGCTATGTAGCTTCATTAAGTGGGTATCGTAATGGAGTTTCCCATTTTAAATTGATATGTGGAAATGATATCCAATTTAAGCTGTATCAAAAGTTGAATAGCGCTAATTATTTTGACATCATGCTGGAATGCCCTGATAATTCAGCTGGCATTATGGAGATAAAAGCCATGGATGATTTAACGGTTATTGAAACGACAGAACCATTAAGGGATTGGCAACAAATTGCAACAGAATAATAGCATAAGTTGAGAGCTGGGAGGACTTCTGCCAATACCAAACATAAAATCGGTATCAAAAAACATAAATATATCAACTGAAACAGTTGTGACTTTAGTAACATTGGCATTAGGTGAAGTCTGCCTTTTATCGATTTCAGATGGAGGATATACTGTAGTCATCTCTTTATCTGCAACCCAAAGTAATACGATAAAATATAGTATAATTTCAGGGGAGCTAAGAGGAACATACAAATTATCTGATGAAGGATTAAATCTGAATATGACAACATCAGAAGCAAGAACACCAAGGATAAGATACATTATTTTTTAACAGAAATAATCTCATAATCTCGACCTGGGAGAACTGATTGGTGTTGCTACAGCCAAGAAAGATGGACTAATGCCTATGGAACAGTTCTTCGATAGAGATGTTAATCCCATTGAAGATTACAATACATTTACATGGAATGGGATTCGGAAAACAACTAAATCAACATCTAATTCTCCATTCGAAAGTGGTGATGGGCAAAATGCTGTTATATTTATAGGGACAAATGATGTTCAAAAAATAGGGTTTCAAGCAACCTATTCGGGGCAATTGATTAAGATCAGGCTATATTGGGTCGGTAGTTGGGGTAAATGGCAAACTTTTTCGTTGACATAGGATTAAAAAACGGGTGGTCCGGTAAAAGCCGGTGCCACCCGATCCTGATATGCACAACGCCATATGCGGTGCAAAGGTAATAAATATCTGAATAAACCGCTATATTTTTCAAGATATAGAGATTTCTTCCAAATCTGATATACTGATTTCATCCGTCACGTTTGTGAAATAGAAGAGATCAGGGTTCTCTGAAAAAACCTCAATCTTGGTTCTTGTCCATACACTGCTATAAACGTAAACATAAAAAGATTTTCTATCTTTAAAAAGTCTGATACTATTATATCCTTTTTCAAATAATTTATTTACGAATATATATTTGTCTGATAAGATCACACGAATATAGTTGCAACTATCCAATGTGCCATTAGGTGAGCTATATATATGTAATATATGATTAATATTACTGCCATAATCACAAACTTTAAACAAAGCAGTTTCCTTATTTCCGGTAGAAATATTATAAATCGTAGAATTTAAGGCTTGAACACTATCGCTCAAGCCTTTATTTTCTTTCGTAGCAATCCCTATCAGTTCTCCCAGGTCGTTCCATGAAGAATATCTATGTTATAATTGTTACTTTAATTTTAGCCCATTTATTGAAAGAATTTCCATTGTTACTAATAGACCGAATATATATGTATGGATCTACATTAAAATTGTCAGGAACAAAATACTGAGATCCAAAAAAGCCAGAGTTTGCCACAAGTAACGTTCCAAACTTATATGCTCCTGTAGGGAAGTTATTGGTTGTGGAATCGTCCACATTATAAGCTCCGGCTATAGCTGTGTTGCAGTCTTTTATTGCAAACCGTCTTCTTATCCACGTATCATTTATTCCGATGAGTTCTCCCAG